CTTTCATCTTTATCCGCAGCGCCACCGAATGAGCGATTGCAGTCGAACTGAGCATAATTTGGTCGGCCAGTCGCGAACGTTTTCTCAATTCCATCCACGGTTTCCGTCAACTTTCCAGTGTATCCGTTAAAGAAAATCGTGGCAGTCTTACTAACATAATTTTCAGGATGTACCCAAATATCCGTCGCCTGTTCAAACGTTCCCTTAATATTAGCCTTGAAAGTACGCCCGTCTTTCATCAAACACACAACTTTGCCAGCGGTGCCAGCGCGATTTCCGATACCTTCTTCAACTCCAACGATTTTAAATTCTTCGTCGTCAGTAGGCTTTACCTTCAAAAGATTCGATGAGCGTTTGTTCTCATAGGGAGCGTCCAAAATACGAACGATGGAACCTTCTTCCCCAGCGTCAATATCATCAGCGAACATCCTCATTACATCCTCGTGAGTATTCGCAACACGCGTAAAGACCTGACAGTAATATGGATTGGAAGAGAAATTCTTTTTGATTGCAGCGGAACGTGCGCGATAGTTAGTTTCCTTCTCAACTCCATCATACCCATATCCATCATAGATATAAAACCGTACAAGCTTCTCGCTCTTATCAAGGTCGGATTGCGTGATATGAACGGTCTTACGAATTAGCTTCATTACTTCATTAAGCTTCTGACCGAAATTAGGAGCATATAGTTCTCCATCAATCACCGCATCGGGCCATAAAGCAAAAAACGATTTCATAGACTCAAAAATATGAGGCACAGAAATATAACGTTCTCCCTTGCGAGAAAACAAACCATGGCGCGTAGCAACACAACGTCCACCGTTAAATTTTAGTTGGACGCCAACCGGATATACCACTTTAGCCAAGCGTTCGAGATACTTTTTTGCAAGCATCGGCTGTACGAACTGAACATTGTCAATATCCGCGATGTTTTCGAAGTAGCCGCCCGATTTGAGTTGTTTGTCATATCTTGCTTGAGCTTCTTTCATTGCTTGGTCTTCGGGAGACGTTTCGTTGCCGCGACCGATGTTCTTTCCTGAACAGACTGTGGGTTTAGTCTGAACAATTTGACCGTTTTGTTGCCCCGAAACGGTAAAAAAGCTATTTTTATCTACAAAAATTTGCCATTCTTGTACCGCGTTTGTCGATGTCCGAGAATAAAGTTTAGGAAATGTGTGCATGAGACTACTTTAAGGAGTTTTTGTCGGAAGTCAATGGATTTCTTCTTGAGCCTAATTCTTTCCACATCGGGCCTCGATTCTCTATGAGAGACCATCCCTTATACGAGTTTTTCTTTCCTGTCGTTACAGCACAAATATTCGAAGGATATAGGTTATTTTCTTTACAAAATTCTCTCATATTTACAACTTCTATTTCTATCCCCTCTGGAGACTTCAAAATATATTTGTTGCAACTCTTATTTCGAATCGCGGCGGTCGTATTGGGATGTTGAGGTTTGCCCTTATTAGTTCTCGAAAGCTTTATTTTCGTAGATTCTTTTACTACATATCCAAGATGGGACTTTCGCAATTTATCTATCGTTTCTTTTGAAGCTTTTCTACCTTTATGAGCTTTAGATATTTTATCTCTCGTTTCTTGAGACATATACAGGTATTTCCTACCACCTGCTTTTAGGTTATATCCATTCGGAGAAAAACATTCATAAAATTCAGCCCATTTTACTTCTTTTCTATTTGCTTCTTCAAGAGTTTCAGCTTCGTCAATTTGGATTATATTGAACTTATCTTTGCCATATTTGATAATCGCTGACCCTATTGGCATGTTCTTTACATACTCCGAACGCCAACAATGACGCCTCCAACGCTCGTTTAATTTTTTAGTTGTTTGACCTACGTATTTTTTGGCGTTTACTGTATTCGTTATCAGGTATATTATAATCATACACCTGTTTACACGTAATCTTTCCAAGCGTTAGTTTATTTTAAATTTGATATTATTATTACTATCATACTCTCCATCATCAAATACGGATATTAATTCTGGAGCGTCAGGCAGTTTGATGCCTCTACTTACCTATCCCAATGTTCAAAAATAAGTGAAGTTTTTCTTATTCTTGCTGTCCTCGCTGCTTGGTTTAATACGGGTAATGACGCAGCTTTCATATTAGGTGGATACGCTGAACCTATCTCCGAAAAAATCGAAGTAACATAATATCCATTTTTACGTGCCCAATCAATGCACGTTTCTGCTTGTCTTATAAGACTATGACCTTTAACTTGTTGGGCAGTAGAAACTCTACAATAGATAACAGCTTCTTTCATAAGATTACTTCTTCACCAAAGATTTTGGCGTCTCGTCGTTTTTAATGGTCTTCTTGAATGCAAGATTACCTGCAATATGGTAAATTATAGCGCCCTCAGCGTCCATAAATCCCGGTGCAGCAACGCTACCAAGATTCTTGAGAGCGTTGATAACCCTCTGAATCTGTACGGTATCGAACATACCCTCGTAAAGGATAGGAACGACTCTGCAACATGCAGGAGCATACTCTTGTTTATCTTTCAATGGAGATACTACTCCATTACCGTTGTTAACAACGAACACGGGATTTTCCAAATTGGTCCAATCATAATAAGAATGAGGCTGAGTATCAACCCAACGCCCTACGTTGAACAGTGAGAAATGCTTTTGCTTCTGACCGTAGTTTCGCTGCACGCCAGAACCCCACCATTCGCCATAATGTCGTCCAACGCCTAGCTGTAATAACTCTTCCTTGTGTTCGTATGCCCACCTTGCAAAACCGTAGTTATCCTGCTCGGGCGTAATCCAACGAGTACGACTGCCAACCAAAAATTCTCCTTCGTCCGTGATTACAATAGACGCATTGGTGCCATCAATTTTTTCGGTCAGCGACATTTCCCTCGACAGACGAGGCATCTTCGGGAACTCAACGAATTCATTATTTGCAATATTCATGGTTCCCATTCTAGGCGGATTTTCTATTCCGTCAAGAACTTCCTCTCGCTCTTTAATCGCAGCCTCGACTTCTTCGTATCCAGTTCTTCCCAAAAGAGTTGGGCATCAGCAGCAGAACTCATGCCACCCACGTACTCAAATGAGTAGCAGAAGCGATTTGACACAAGCCATTTTTTGTCACGAGTATCCAGCTTTCGAACTTTTCGGCTATGAGAGGTTTCTATCCATTTCTCACTTTTGAGACGATATGCTATCATCGCAGGATGAATGGTCTTGGAATAATAAGTCCCTCCTCCAGCCTTAACCATGGAGCCAATATAATCAGAAACTTTCACTCCAATCCCTAACCCTTGAAAGTCCGGCAATACGACCGTACGAGATTCGCGCCAGCAATCCTTTTTATAAGCATTAGGATGAGCAAGAGCCGCAGAGAAGGCTACTGGATTATCATTCCATGTAATCAAAAAGCACCGCGCCCCTTTATTTATGTCGGCGTTTAGATAGTGATGGTGTTTAAAAAGTTCCCACGCTTCATATTTGCTTCGGAATACTTTAAGTGAAATTTCAGGTCGTTGAAGGCTCCCACGCGGTAAAACGTGAGTCGATGCCTCTGTAGGATTATAAACCCAATCCGGTTGTAAAAATTCGATAATATCAGCGTGACAAGAAGCGACGACAACTTTCTTGTTAGTATTACGCACGTACTTTTGTAAAGCGTTTGAAGCTGACTTTGCGACATTCCTATCTACGACCGAAGTAAATTCATCAATTAAAATAATCTCGCTCTCCTCTGACATCGCTCTAGCTACATTACATCGAAACTGCTCCCCGTTACTTAATGCTTTGAAAGGACGAAGCCAAGCGGGTACATTCCCAAATCCTACAGCACAAAATAACTCTGTTGCCTTTTCTGGAGTTATGTAATCGAAGTTGCTTATTACCGCTAAGTCGTCCCACATAAACTCAGGAATTTTACCAAAGGTTTTAAGTAGCGTGCTCTTACCACTACCACTTGGGCCGTATATAAGTCCGATGTTCCAATTTTCAGGAGGAGCAATGTTGTTAGTTATAATCGAAACACTTTCCTCGACATGGGGAACGTCAAACATCTGTTCTGCGACGGCTGTATAATCGTCGTGTACAATAGGGTATTTTAAAACAATATCCATTAGGAATACATTCCAAAAAACTCTAACTCATTCTGGCACCGAATACACCCTCTAGCCTCTCCACGCCTACCACATAAAGGTCCAATCGTATCTTCTCGACTGTAAGACATTTGCCCCTCAATCCATCCCTCGCAATAACGGCAATAGTAGTATTGTTTTCCGTCAGACCATATGCTTCTATCAGAAAACTCATGTGAGGTTCGTGAGTCTTTACCAATAGGCTTTTCTTTAAAGAACTTGACGCGTGAATCAATAACTCGTCCTGAAATCAACCTAAGGCCGGGATGAAGTATATCCTGTTCAGCTTGTAACCAAATTTCTTCGTCAATCTCTGACGGACGCCCTCTATCAAGCCAGATTTCTTCTGCTCTCCGACGAATGGCTAGTGTCGTTAGAACGTCCACAATTATTTCATTACAGGCTTTCATTCTCATTATTTCAAAGGTTTAAATTGGTCTTCAAGGAGTAAATCTACGAAATCTTTAATTCGCTTGCAAGTTTTCCCATTTGGAGGAATTTTATATTTATCTAAAGCGTGACTTTTAATCCATTCACGAAGATTGCTTCCGAACTCAATCGACCTAGCACGCCAATCTGCGACCATTTCCGCTAGAAACAATTCGGGCATGTTTTCTATTCCATGCCAATATTCCGGGTGATGTTCGTTTACTTGTTGGTGATGAGCGATAGCAAATTTTAGTAGTTCTGAATCTTTATTTTGCGTAAGACCTAAAAATTCTATGCCTCGAAGCTTGGAGTTATCATGCTCTCGCCCATTACGAATTAAATCAACTCCTAGCTCAACCTCACCTTCTTTAATAAGTCGGCGTCCTAGCAATTCACAACCTTCACGCACATTATCTTGATGACGTAGTACAGCATCGACTCTCTCCAAAACTTCTTCTGGAGAAAGTGACGTTATTTCGAGCGTAGCAGATTTAGCCATTGGATTTTGGTATTTTTACTGTTTTAAGTATCTCTGGAAAACGCATGGGTTCAATATACCCCGGATTCGTTCTTCCATCAAAATCTTTGTCAATAGAAACCGCTCCACAAACTATACACCAACGCACTACGTTCGATTCCATATCCGAACCGTCTTCGTAGATTTTTATCAATGAATGATTTCCTTTAGAACAATCTTGTATCATTTTAAAACTTGGTAGTAGAGCTTTTTACGCTGGTCCCTATTAAGAGGCTTCGAATCTAGTATTGAAAATACATAGGACGCACGATTAGTTTGTCCATATGCTTCAAATATTTTTTTAGCTTGTGCGGCACGTCCTTTTTGGAAACCGTACTGTATAGCGAGAGGTTTGATGCTTTCAGCAAATGCTTGCATACCAGCGATGATACGCTCAACTTCCTTAGTCGCGTCAGCGACCTTAGAAGCATCATTACGTGACTGCTCCGCTATTTCGTAGTCAATGTTTTCGAGAACGTAATCGTAGAATTCTGAGAAAGACTTACAATCAAGGGTTATCCACAAATCAAGAACCTTATCAAAAGACGATAATTCGGACTTCAACTTGTGAAGTGCAAGATACCATGCAGACTTAACTTTACGGATATGCTGTCCACGACCAAAGTACACGCAGAACCCTTCGAATCCACGAGCTAGCTCTGGAACAGCTTGTGCGCCAGTAGTAGATTGATACTCTTGTGGAGCATTGAATTCGCGAGTCTTCGCATAGTCTAACGCTTGGATTGCAGCAAACATTTCATCAAAAGTATTGAACTTGAAACGACGTGGACGCTTAACTCCAAGGTTAACCGCACGAGAGTCTAGCTCGTCTTGAGAACGTAAACTATAATCGTTGTGGTCGATAACCGCAGTCAAATATAACTCGGGTTCGTCACCATAGCTGATGACAATTTTGTTAGTAGGAGAAACCCATTCGAAAACCAAAGATTCTCGTGAAGTTTCTATTTCGCCGGGAAGAGAAGTAAAAACGCGAGGATACTTTTGCTTCAAGATTTCGATTTCGAAACCGTTTTCAAGCTTGGATGCGTCCACAGTTCCACGAGTACGTATGATATACTCACCCTTATATTTGGAAACGATAAGGGT